CCTGACAAGACCAAGTATGACCGCAACAAAGCGAAGGAGCAGACTAATGCGGAAACTAAAACCAACAAATGAATTTGAACATGACTGGCATGACCTGTCATTGTTTGAGAAATTGCCTGTTCGTAAGACAGCAACCAAGGCAAAGCGTGATGACTGGAAGCGTAATCGCAAAGCATTGCGTAAGGCAAAGCATATGACACAGGAGAAATGGTATGCGTAATATGGATGATACTTATATGGATATGTATGGATGCAAACATGATGACTTACTGTCCATGATGAACAACTATCCCAACCCAATGAATTTTCGGAATGGACATTTTATGCTTGCTATGTCCATCCTATCTGATGCACAAGAAGCAATGGTGCATAGCGATAATGAAACTGCAAGGCAGTACATTAATCGTGCTAAGTTTGTCATGCGTGAATGGAGACTGGACAATGACTAAAGTCAGAGTATATTGGAATTTACACAAGAAACTATGGTCAGTACAAGACCGTAAGACAGGGCTTGTGATTGCACATACTGACCACATCGCACTGACAGATGCTAAGTTTGTAGTGCGTAAGGCAGGACAAGAGAAAGTAAGGCGTGAAGGTAAGAAGAATGTTCATGCCTTTGCTGTCGGTACTGTGTATCCTGCTGATATGTATGCACTGTTCAACGCTAAGAAAGTGACATACAATCCATACAAGAATGCCACATTTATATTTGCTGATATAGGGAAACCTGCGGCAGATGTATCTGTCATATCATTAGCCATGACCCCAGAGGGCAAGCCTTCTGTATTGGCTATTGAAAACCGTCCAACATTGGACACTAATACTAACCCAACTAACTAACCCAACTCGAAGGAGATTATATCATGACTATCAAAACTGTAACATTTCACCAGCGTTCAACAGGCAAAACAGGACAGGTTCTGGCATCGCCTCAGATTGAAAAGAAACTTGCCAATGTAGAGGCGTTGTATCAGCGTTATCATGGCACGAAGATGGGGCGTATGAAGTTCTATGAACTTGCTCTGACCAATGCCCGTGAAGCCAAGGCTGATGCAGGTGGTTACTTGCAGTACACGACAGAGGCTATTGCAGGTATCTTCCTTGACCATATGCACAAGGAACTGGGTAAGGCTGTACGCCGTAAGGATAACACCCAAGCAATCGTTCTTGAGGTTGGTGGTATCACGATTGATAACCTTCGTGACCTTGCTAAAGGCAAGCGTGGCAAGGCTAAACTAAAAGTCGATGCGGATGGTAAGCGTATCCTCACCCCTCGCAATCCTAACTTTAAGGTGGCTTAATATGTATGTAGTTGGTATCAAAATTGGTGGTGAGAGTGGGCATGTAAATGTCCACCCTTCCACCCTCGAAGGTGGTGACTGGACTAATGCCATTGAGTATGCTATGGAAATGACACAATCACTATATCCTAATCACAAGATTGAGTTTGAATATGTAAAGGAGTATGACAATGCCTAATCACACAGACAACAGAGTTATCCTGTCACATGATGACACCCAGATGATTGACATGATTTACAACATCATGAACACAGAGGACACGCCATTGTGTCAGACACTTATCCCTATGGATGAGGCATTACTCGATAACGAAGGCTGGTATGACTGGCGCATTGATAACTGGGGTACTAAGTGGGATATATACGATGCCACTTGTGACCGCATGGATGCCAACACACTTGTGATGGACTTCAACACTGCATGGTCACCACCGTTCCCTATCTATGATAAACTCACAGACATGGGTTTTGAAGTGACCGCACGTTACCTTGATGAAGGTTGGATGTACATTGGCGAATACAACAGCGATGGTGACCATGTACACTTTGACAATGTTGAGGATGTAGTCACAGAGTATGAAGAACTTGACTATGAGTTTGGTATCTCTGAGCAGATAGAATCAATGAAGGAGAGTGCATAATGCCTAAGTATAAAGTGTACACAGAATGGACAGGTTATAGTGCCGTAGTTGTTGAGGCTAGTAGCCCAGAAGAAGCAGAAGAAAAAGTTTTTTCTGGCGAATACCATGGATGTGACGCTGAACATACAGGCTTTGGCTTGGACTATGGCTATGACCATGAGAAACTTATTGAAGTGAGGGAGATTGCATAATGTACAACGTATACAAACTAATCATGGACAGTAGGTATAATCCTCTGTCCTATATACCAGATACAAACTCTAGGCATATGGTGATGCAGGTATTGGCATGGATGTGGTGTATCATATTCAGCATGTATCTTGGCAGTATCATAGCCTTTGGTATCAGTGCCGCACTACATGCCATTATAATAGCAGGTATCTTTATCACTGTTGGTGTGTTTGAAACAGCCAGACGTAAGCCTAATTACTTTGGTACTTTGGGCAGAGGCAATGGGGGTGAGCATGAGTAAGTGGCTGACATGGTGGATGGAAACAGACCCAGCCAAAGACCCATTCATGGACAATGCATTGAGGCTTGTAGTATTATTGGCAATGGGTTATCTTGTATTTATTGCTTTAAATGGAATCATAGAAAGGATACTAGGATGAATATGACTAATGAACTACAACTAGCACCGCATGAACTTGAGATACTGTCCAAGGTAGCAGAGGAAGAATTGCTTGTGTTCCTGAGTACAGGTGAAGAAGATATGTGGTCAGGCTATTCGATTGATGACAGGATGTTTGACCTGAACATATTTGGTGATGACTTCTGTAATGCAGGTCATGTGGCTTGCCTAATATATGAGTGTGACCCATGCAAGGATGAGCATGGCATGGACAACTGGACAACCAACACTAGCAAGTGTTATCATTTATGGGAGAGAAAAATTGAACTGTTGGCACTGTAAGACAGAACTGATATGGGGTATTGACCATGACGTATCAGATGAAGAAGATTTCTACATCATGAGGACTTGCTTGCACTGTCCTAAATGTGGATGTGACGTAGACGTATGGTATCCAAAGGAGAACACAGACGATGAATAAATATACAGTGGTATATACGGCAAGCGGTAGGTATGATTCACCTTTAGATGACCCTGTTAGTAGAGTTGAATATATTCAAGGTGAAACTATTGATGACGCTATTGATGGACACATTGCTCATATGAAGGCGTGGGCTATTCGTGACATCGTAGGTGAGGTAGTTATTCTTGAAGGTCATGTTCGCCAGATTGATACTGGGCATGGTGTGGGACATACTATGAATGCTAATGAAGATGTGATAATTACAGGAGTAAATAATGAACAGATTTATAATTGACCATCACCCTGATGCTATCGCACAGCAACTGTGTGACCAACACATTGTGAAGATGCCATTGGAAGAAGCACAGATGCTATGCACTAGCGTATGGCATCATGCCCCTGACTATGCAGAAGCCTGTGAGTTATACAAGCCTGTGCATCAGAAGCACCCCTGCACCATATGGGCTATGGAAACTAGGGCTAACTATCGCTTTGCTTACAGTCTATACACATCCATGCTATGTGAGTACCACCATAGGTATGGCAAGTGGCATGGTGCAGGTAAGCACAGCAAGGCATTGTACAATGGCATTGCACTCATGCCAGAGGGCGGCTTAACACCACACCCACAGTGTTTCAGTGGTCACGATGAACTCAAGACAGATGAAGCCTACCCTATTGTTGCCTATCGTGCCTTTTATGCTGTTGACAAACTCAAGTTTGCTAGGTATAGTAAGGGACGTGAGATGCCAGTATGGTTGGCAGAGAGTAAATATAACCTTGAAAGGAGTATGTAATATGACTGAAAGAAAGTGGCTGGTTACACCAAGACATGTAGCACATTTACTTGATGAGGTAGATTATCTGCGTACATTGATTAAGCCTCACGATACTGGACATATCATTACCACAATAAAAGTACTACATGACCGCATTAAACAAACATTAGAGGAGATGGATGATGGAACTAACACATGAACAGAGAGTAGCATTTCTCAAATCTTACAATGAGTTACGCAGTACACTTCAGACCATATGGGACTGTCAGGATATATGGATGACTGACGTGCGTAAGCTAGAAAACTTACAAAATCTAATGGAAGTTGCTATGAAGTTTGCACCTTCAAGAGATGACGAAGGTAATAGACTGCACTACCATGATTGGGTGCTTGATGACACAGATGATGATGAATAGGCTTACCGTTATCAGTATAGGGAGAGTTCCTACTGAGTATAGGGGATGATGTGTGTGGGGTTGTAGTAACAACACACTATCAGTTGACATTTAACTAACATAAGGAGAGCATGATATGCCTTTTGATTTTCCAATGCAGGATATGATTCCTGAGAAACTAAACTTCGATGTAGCCTTTGAACCGACAAAGGTACGCGATAAGAAGTACGTAATCAACAACGACACAGGTGAATACATTGGGGTTGTTGGTAGTACATTTAACTGTGCTAATCATACGGAGTTCTTTCAGGGTGTACACGACACCGTGACAGAGAACTTGGGTGAGCAACAGACCAATAACATGAACATCAAGTGGCGCATTGCCAAGCAGAATGCATGGGCTATGATGGACATGACACTGCCTAACGTCACTGCTCGTATTGAGAGTGACAAGCACACTACCACCATTGCACAGCGTATCATCGCCCTGCATGGGGTGGATGGTTCATGTTCTAATCAGACATACTTCGGTGCTATCGATTTCTTCTGCACCAACGGCATGATTCGTGGTGAGCATGACAAGATTAGACGCAAGAACACTGCCAACTTTACGATGGACAGGTTCATTCGTGACCTTCGTGAATCCACACAGTCGTTCTATGCACAGTCAGAGCGTCTACAAGGCTGGGCTAACAAGCCTCTGTTTGTTGGCGATGTCAAGGCTATGCTAGAGTCGTTGCTCAAGTCTGACAGGAAATCAGAGAAGATGTTTGGTTTGTACAACCAAGAGGCTAGTGTGCGTGGTGAGAATGTCTGGGCATTGTATAGTGCCTTCACAAACTATGCGTCCTATGCTGATGAACGTAATGGCTTCAACCTGCGTGATACAGGTAAGGATACACAAGCAGTGTCCATGTTCCAACGTGAGAACAAGGTGTCCCAGTGGATTGAATCGCCAGTGTTTAAGGAGTTGATTGCGGCATGAAAACAGTAAGTGACTTAGTACAAAAGTACTATTCGTCTAATGATTTCAGTATGTTAAGGGACAGGTCTAAGAAGGACTATCAATACTTCCTTGGCATACTGACTGACGAATTTGGTGACAGTGCATACGATAAGGTGACTACCAAGCAAGCTAAACATGCCTATGAGGAATGGGTACAGCGTGGTATATCACTGGCTAATCATGTGTGTACTGTGTCATCTATCGTGTATCGCTACGCAATAGAGATGGAGTATGCTGTCATCAATCCCTTTGCTAACATCAAACGCAAGACACCCAAACCTCGCAAGGTTGTGTGGACACAAGATGATGTGCGGCAATTTCTTGACTATGCGTATAGTGACTTTGACTATCGCAGTATTGGATTGATAGTACACATGGCATATGAATGGTGTCAGCGGCTAGGTGATATGCGTCTGCTTACATGGGACATGCTTGACTTTGATGAGGGCAAGTTGCATTTAGAGCAGAGTAAAAGACGTGCGCAAGTTACACTGCCCATCAGTGAGGACTTGTGTGGCATGTTGTCACAGCAGTCTGATGAGTTTGGCTTTCAACCGTTGGTTGCGCCACGTCCACGCCCTATGAATGGTGAGTACCATGCATACAGCATTGACAGACTGTCTAAATTTGGGCGGCAAGCCATGCGTAATGCTGGACTGCCAGAGGAACTACGTTTGTCTGACCTAAGAAGAACTGGTACAACAGAAATGGTTGAGGCTGGTGTCGGTATGGCACAAATCATGTCGGTTACAGGACACAGTAACCCACAGTCAGTCAAACCTTACATGAAAAATACTTATGCCAGTGCAAATTATGCATTGACGGAACGAAAAACACGTGGTATAAGCAATACAACTGCCGCAAAGAAAGTGATACATACATGAGTAATATATATAACATTATAAGTGATATAGATATACCTAGTGGTAGTACAAAGCGTATGACTTGTCCTGCATGTAAGGGGTATAATACATTCACTGTGACTAACAACATGGGTAGCCTTGTGTGGAATTGTTATAAGGCTTCCTGTCGGATTAGTGGTGGTACTCGTGTTCATATGACTGTCGAAGACATACGTAAGGGCTTCGGTGGTGCGGAAGAATATGCCTCTCAGGATGCATTCAAACTACCAGAGTACATTGTACCTGCTAACTTTGATGTGGCTGAGTGGGCTATGGAGTTGTACGGTATTGATGCTGAAGAAGTTGGCATCATGTACGATGTCAAGGAGCATCGTGCAGTATTCCCTGTCGTACATGAGGGTAAAACAGTGGACGCTACCGGACGTTCACTGGGAAAGAGATTACCTAAATGGAAGCGATATGGAAAAAGTGGCTTGCCATACATTCATGGGTGTGGTAAAGTCGCGGTAGTTGTTGAGGACTGCGTAAGTGCTGCGGTTGTAGGGAACGATGTTTGGTGTGGGGTCGCCGTGTTGGGGACATCGTTATCCGAATCACACAAGAAGTACCTTGCGCAGTTCTCGACAGCAATAATAGCCCTAGACCCCGATGCTTTGCCAAAGACATTAGGCATGGCGAAAGAACTCAGAGGTCATGTAAATGATGTTCGTGTTCTACGCTTGACAGATGACTTGAAGTATCGTAATCCAACAGACTTTGATAACCTAACCAACATAGGAGTGTAACAACATGGAACTATCCCTAATACGAAGTTTAATGGACAAGTCGTTCTACGATGACCATCGTGGTGCTAAGTGTCCTGACCGCCTGTTCAGTAAGGATGTGCGTAAGATTAAGCAGACCATTGACAAGGCGATGGACACATACAGCCGTACCGTATCACCTGATGAGGTAGAGGCATTGTTCATGTCGGACAACCCGACACTAACCACAGCACAGAAGCAAGCCTACGCTAGTCTGTTTGCCTCTGTGAAGAATGAGAACACGATGGGTAGTGACATAGCACAAGAGGTGCTGTCCAAGTTATTCCGTCAGGTGATTGGTGAAGACGTAGCCAACATTGGCTTTGATATGGTCAACGGTGATGCCAATACGCTGGAGTCACTGCGTAACCTGCTTGAGATGTACAACGATGACTTCATTCCCAACATGAAAATTGAGTGGGATGACATCAGTATTGAGACATTGATGGCAAAGGCTGAACTGGAAGCCAAGTGGACATTCAACATATCGCCACTAACACGTAGAGTTGAGGGTGTATCAGGTGGTCAGTTGATTGAGGTAGGCGCACGTCCTAACACTGGTAAGACATCCTTTCATGCCAGCCTCATAGCCGCACCGGGGGGCTTTGCACATCAGGGTGCTAAGTGCATCATCTTGTGTAACGAAGAACCTACCCACCGTGTTGGTGCTAGATACTTGACTGCAGCCGCTGGTATGTCTGCTCGTGAGGTACGAGAGAACATGAGCAAGGCACAGGCACTATATGCACCTGTCATGCAGAACATTAAGATTAAGGATGCAGGGGGACGTGACATGTCATGGGTTGAATCTGTATGTAAATCCTACAATCCAGATGTCCTTGTGCTTGACATGGGTGACAAGTTTGGTGTAGCAGGTAGTTATGCTAGAGAAGACCAAGCCCTAGCCGCTTGTGCTATCTACGCTAGACAGATTGCCAAGACGTATGACTGTGCTGTATTCTACATGTCACAGTTGAGTGCAGATGCAGAAGGACGCACCACACTCAACCAGAGCATGATGCAGGGTAGCCGAACAGGTAAGGCGGCAGAAGCTGACCTGATGTTGCTGATTGGTAAAGCCGCATCTGTGGAAGGGCAGGAAGAAGAAAGCCCACTACGTCATGTCAACATCGTGAAGAACAAGTTGAATGGCTGGCACGGTATGGTGAACTGTAACCTAGACTACCAGACAGCGAGGTACGAAGGATGAAGCTAACACTTGATGTAGAGAACACGGTCACAAAGCATGACAAGAAGATGCACCTTGACCCCTTCGAGCCAGACAATACACTGGTGATGGTTGGTATGCTTACTGACCAAGGTGAGGAGTTCAGTATCACCTTTGACCACAGTGAGTGTGGGCCAAGTACCAATGGTCACAAGGTTGTGCAGGAGCATTTGGATAAGGCTACCGTTCTGATATGCCACAATGCCGCACACGACTTGCTGTGGCTGTGGGAGAGTGGGTTCACGTA